GCCATCTTTACTCTCCGCTCGTTAAATTATTCCAGTTAAATTTATTTATGATATCTCTTTTCCTTGCTGCTTCTCTTTTCGCCCTAATCTCATCAAAAACTTTTTTGTTAAATCCGAACCCTTTATAAACACAGATAACAAAGTTACTTGGAAATAACCCATTGTAAGCTTCATAGGCGTTATATCTTAGGTAAGATTTATAATGTGCCATTGTCATCCTCAAGCTTTTTCATTATTGATGCGCCTACATTATATATAGCCCCCATAATCAAACAGAAGAATACACCGAAAGAGCTTGTCGGAGCGAACAGTTCATAAATTATAGTTATAACTGCCAGTATTAAAAATATACCACTCCACTTTTCCATTGATTTGCTATTCATTATTCATTCCCCTGTTTTGTTTTATGTGGTTAGTTATTGAAGCCACAACCATGTGCCGTGAATCCATGCAATAGGAAACATAATTGCGCCAGCTACTAAGAATCCCCAAGCACCTTCAGCAAAGCAACTAAATACATGAGTGAACCATGCAGCGATAATCCATATTGATATTATAAGTTGAAACATTGGTAATTCCTTTTTGGTTTGATTAGTTATTAACTGAGATAAACAATAGCAAAAGATTATTGACAACTCAATTAATATTTAATAAAATTTAACAAGTTAATAAATAGGAGGTAATATGTCAGATAAAAAAGTACAGCCGTTAAACCTGGAAGAAGGCGTTATTGAGTTATTAAAGGCCCAAGCTGATGATAATGATCGGTCAATGTCTGCAGAAGCTAACAGAATATTAAAGAAAGAGTTGAATAAAAAATAGTATTGTATTATTATTAATTTGTTGTTTGGACTGAAGCCCAGATAATAGATAAGGTTTAGTAGGCGTATCTGGGGTTATTAAATTAATCCGCTTCAGCAGATATACCTCCTAAGCCTTTTTTATTGCCTCAATTTAAACAGCTCGATTATATTTTACGCGTCATGCGAAAGCAGTCCCGGTTCGAATATAGTTTAAAGTGTTAGAATGTATGCCCGAAGCACGACTGAGTTTTAAGTTAATTATAGGGGCTGGACTACTGAACAGGTAGGAATGATTAACCGAGCTATTAACTGTTTGCAATAATAGCTTATGAGTTCTCTACGGAGATGGTATAAGAATCAACTATATGAATCCTTACCGGGTATTAGTGGTTTAACTCATAGTAACTTGAGGTGATTATTAATTTAATCTCCCTTGGGTTTTCTATGAATTTTACTAAAGAATCTTATCCAATAAGTTATTAATAAAGTTATATATACTATAGAGTTTATTAATACTAATACAGTGTGATATAAGTCCGCACCACGGCATTCAGGCTTACAATTTGGAGGTTATATGTTGCCTAAGCATCACTACAACTTTGATGATAGTTCTATCTTTAATGATAGCGGCTGGATTGGAGAGCAAATAGATATGCTGCCAATTTCTATGCAAAAGAAAGTGGCCAGTAAATACAGTGATATTTATTTAAAGCTAACTAATGAAAAAGATAAAAAAGCACGATTCAGATCTAACAGTTGGTTGAGAAAAACTGTGGATAAGTACAAAGTCACTAACAAGGAAGGATTATTTTAATGTTATATGAATTATACCCACATCAACAAGCGTCAATTGACGAATTAAGATCATCATTTGGTAAAGGATTAAAGCGCCCGATGTTATACGCTCCGGTAGCATTTGGTAAAACCGTTGTAGCTGCTCACATTGTTACAGGCGTTCTTGATAAAGGTAAGCGTGTTTTATTTGTCGCTCCTTATACTGCGTTAATAAATCAGACAGCTAGGTCATTTATGGCGCAAGGAATACCGCAACCAGGAATCATGCAAGCTGACCACCCTTGGACCAATGCAGGAAAAAGATTGCAGATTGCTTCAGTTCAAACTTTGGCCAGAAGAAAGATCCCCGAGGTTGATTTAATTATTGTTGATGAAGCACACCTGCAGTATTCAGTTATTTGTAAATTAATGGATGAAACAGATATTCCGGTCATTGGTCTTAGTGGTTCGCCTTTTTCAAAAGGATTGGGGAAATATTATGATAACTTAATACATACCACCTCTATGCGCCAATTAATTGACGATGGGTTTTTATCTGACTATGTAGCTTACTCGCACGACAAGCCAAACCTAACAGGTATTAAAACTGTAGCTGGTGATTATCATGAAGGGCAATTAGGTGAGCGCATGAGTGATCCTAAGCTTATCGGCTGCATAGTTGATACATGGTTAAAGAATGGAGAGAACAGGCCCACAATTTGCTTTTGTGTGAATGTGGCACATGCTGAATTCGTTGGTGCTGAGTTTGAAAAAGTAAATATATCGAATGTAGTGATCACCGGTCGAACTCCAATGGAAGAAAGGGAAGTTCATTTTGAGCAATTCAAGAAAGGCAATATAAAAATACTCGTTAATGTTGGTACTTTGGTTGCTGGGTTCGATTCGGATGTAAGGTGTATTATTGATGCTGCTCCGACTAAATCAGATATTAGGCACGTTCAAAAGCTTGGGCGAGGATTGCGAACTGCAAAAGGTAAAGACCACTTAATCATACTAGACCATGCCGGGAACTTGGTTAATCTTGGTTTTCCTGATGATATAGAAATAGATAAGCTCGACACCGGCAATAAGCAAGAAGCTGCAGAACTCAAAGAAAAAAAGCAAAAAGAAAAGAAAGAAAAAGAACCTAAAGAGTGCGCCAAGTGCCACCACATGAAAAAAGCAGATGAGCATGAATGCTCTAAATGTGGGTTTACTCCTAAATTTATTGAAAATGTAGAAGTTGAAGAAGGCGAGCTGACCTCAATAAAAACATCTAACAAGTTCACTAAAGATGATAAGCAGCGTGTTTGGTCTGAAATAAAAGGGTATCAACAAGAAAGGTTATTATCAGGGAAAAGCCTTACTGATGGTTGGTGCTCTCATTTATACAAAGATATGGTTGGAGTATGGCCAAGGGGATTAAGAGATACATCGTCACAACCAAGCGAGCAAGTAAGAGGATTTATAAAACATAAGGCTATTGCATGGGCCAAAGGTAAGAATAAATTAAAAGATAAGGCAAAACATGCTGAATGGTTAGAAAGAAGACAAAATATAGCTTGATTAATGCATTGTTATTAACTATTATTAATTATAAATAAGTTATAGGAGTTTATATGTTAACTAAAGATGCAGCAAAAGGGAGGTGGCCAGAAATATATGGCCACTTTGGCTTTCAAATAATACCGAATAAGCACCAAGCTTGCCCGATTTGTGATCGAAAAGGATCTTCAGGCATTCGCATTCATGATAAAACTGGTAATGGCGATTGGATATGTGTTTGCGGTAACGGTACGGGCCTTTCATTGCTTATCGAATCAACAGGATTGCCGTTTGCTGACATTGCCAAACAAGTAGACGAAATTATAGGTAATAAGCCAGATAGAATTTTAAAACCAAAATTAACTGGTATACCTAAAAAGATAGCAGCAACTTCAAGGCCAATAAACGGAACTTGGTCAGAATACTACCTGAAGGAGCGGGGAATAATAAACCTCCCTACTATGTCAGTGCATCATTGTGATTCAGTGCCGTACTTTAACGAGCAAGGCCAAAAGGTGGGGAATTATGAAGCTATGGTTGCCACTGTTACCGATGCTCAAACACTTGAGATCTTACAGCAACACATTACGTATTTGGATGGTAGTAAGAAAATTTACCGAAAAGTAAGAAATATTACCGATGTTGATTATAAGGTGCCGGTAATTAGGTTGATGGATGCAGAAAAATCGCTTGGCATAGCTGAAGGAATTGAAACTGCGCTAAGTGTGCACGATAAATATGACATAAAATGCTGGTCCACAATCAACAGCGGATTTATGAAAAGATTTAGAGCGCCCAAAGGTGTAACTAAATTATATATATTTGCAGATAACGACAAAAGTGCAACCGGTCACGCTGCAGCTTTTGAATGCGCAAGAGCTAACCTGTCAGCAAAGAACGATGTAAGTGATGTTGTTGTAATGTGGCCAGATGAATTAGGTGATTTTAACGACCTAGATGATAAAGATAATATTTGTCACTGGTCATTTAGTAATTAATTAAAACATAAAACATAAGGGTTATTAAAATGTTCAGTATTATATTTGCAGTATTTTATTATAAGTTAGTTACGAGGCATGAGGCTATTACAGTTAATTTACTTAGCGTTATAACTCCGATTATTGCCGATTGTTATTTGATTGGTATTATTTTGGATAAATTTTAAAACATAAGGGTTATAAGATGAACATAGAATTAATAGATAACGCAACTCAAGGCGTAAAGTTTGAAGTTACACTGGACGAACTACAGGAGATGGCAGAATGTATTCACGATTGCTCATGGGTTAGTAGCGAAGAGATATACGCTTACATGAAAGGTTGCGTTGCTGGTGGTGAATACGAGCCTGAAGATTGGAGCGTTGACGGCAGAGGGCAAGTAGCAAAATCAAGAGATTTAATTGTCGATAACGAACTTTAAACACAACCAATAGGAATGATAAG